CGATGCCGAAGCGCAGTACCAGAACGTCACCATCGGCACCCCGTCGGGCACCGCTCCGATTGTGTTCCTGAACACCGTGGCCGGCGCGATGAATCCGTTCTGGCAGAAAGACGCGCTGGAGATCCTGCCGGGCCGCTATGCCGTCCCGACTGATGCCGGCGCTGCGGTGATGCGGGCCTCGACCGACCAGGGCATCGAGCTGGTGATGACCAAGCAGTACGACATCAACACGATGAAGACCAAGTACCGGCTCGACACGCTCTATGGCGTGGTGAACAAGCAGCCGGAGATGAGCGGCATCATCATGTTCTCGCAGACCTGACGCCCTCGGACAACGAAAGGAACACATCATGAGTTCGCTTCTTCTCACCCAGGGCACCGTCACCGTCTCGGTGCCGGCAAACGAGTCCATCGCGGTTTTCTGTCAAGGATCGTGCGTCGTCTCGCGGCTGGTCGGCTTCCCCAACTACCCGGCGCAGCAGACCGTGCTTGGCACCGTGAACAACGGCCAGACCGTGTTCGGTCCGTACACCAGCGGCGCTGACATCGTGATCGACGCCTCGGGCGGTGTGCAGGTGCTGTACGAGGTGGGCGTGTCCCCCCAGGTGCAGCAGCAGCGCCTGCTGGCCCCGGTGCAGGTTGCCCCTGGCACGCTGAACGCCACCGGCACCCTGACCGCTGCGCTGTGCCTCGGCGGCATCGTGACCTCCAGCACTGCGGCCGGCGTCGTTGCCACGCTGGACACTGGCGCGGTGATGGAACTGGCCTCGCAGTTCGCGGTGAATGACTCGTTCGACTGGGCGGTGATCAACACCGGGCCGAACACCTTCACCGTGACGCAGGCTGGCTCCGGCCACACCGTCGTCGGTGCTGGCGCTGTGGCCACCGGCACCTCGGGCCAGTTCCGCACCCGCAAGAGCGCGACCGATACCTTCGTGACCTACCGTCTCGGCTGATCGGTCTGAAGGAGACGCGGGCGGTTAGGGTTAGGGGTTCCTGGCCGCCGCCCGCGTTGTCACATCTGGAGAGCACGATGCCGCTGAAGAAGGGCTACAGCCAGAAGTCGATCAGTGCCAATGTCTCGCGTGAGATGAAGGCCGGCAAGCCGCAGAAGCAAGCGGTGGCCATCGCGCTAAACACTGCTCGCACCGCTGCGCTGAAGGCTGGCAAGCCGAGCAAGGCACCCGCGAAGGCGAAGAAGTGAAGCCTGGTCTGTACGCGAACATCGCAGCCAAGCGTGAGCGCATCGCGGCCGGCAGCGGCGAGAAGATGCGCAAGCCTGGCGCGAAGGGTGCACCGACTGCGGCGGCGTTCCGTGCTGCTGCCAAGACCGTGAAGAAGGCAAAGAAGTGACGCAAGTTTTGCTCTATCGCTCGCCGGGTCCGCACTTCGGTCCTCCGGGCAAGACCTACGACTGCAAGGGCTTCGAGGCCGAGGAAGTGGCCGACGCGCTGGCCGATGGTTGGTGCGAGTCGTACCTGCAAGCTCTCGGGCTTGAGCCTGCGCCTGTGGTCGAGGCGGTGGTTGATGAGCCTGTCGATGAGCCTGTGCCGGCTGACGATGAGCCGCCGACCCGTGCCGAGATGGAGCAGCAGGCAGAGAAGATCGGACTGAAGGTGGATCGGCGCTGGAGTGACCAGACGCTGATGCAACGGATCACGCTGGCGATGGCCGGCGCTGCGGCGTAAGCCGCGAAGGGAACGACATGGCAAACATCATCAAGAGCCGCGATCAGGTCAACCGCAAGAACATCGACCTGAACGACGGCACCTATGCCGAGGTGGTTGCCTCTGCCGGCAACATGACCACGAAGGCGCGAGACGCTTTCGAGTCATACGATCCCACTGATGGCCGGTATTCCCAGGTGCTCGGCACTGGCGATCTGGCCTACGCTGACGGCAACGCAGCTGCGGCGAGCTACCTCGTGCTGTCGAAATCGTCGCTCTTTGCGGGCACCGAGACTGTCATTGAGGGCGAACTGCGGCTCACGATGCCGGTGGAGATCGCTGTCGGTCTGTCGATGTCGCAGCGCACGGTCGGCCAGGACTTCTCGATTGAACTGGTGAGCGACGATGTGTCGCAGATCAGTTCCGCGAATGTCAACATCCTGAACATCACGCAGGCGACCACCACGCTGACGGTCAACACGACCACCAATCACGGCCTGAGCGTTGGCAAGTGCATCGGCATCGCGGGTGTCAATGACTCGCGGATGAACTACAACTCGCTGGTGGTGGCGAGCGTTCCCAGCCCGACGCAGTTCACCGTGACTGCTGGCCCTGGCGGCACGATCCCGTCCCTGTCGGTGGGTCCGTTTACCTCTGGCTATGTGTTCCACCGGCCGCGCCTCGGTGGCGCGAATGACGGCATCTCGATGATCCTGGAGAATGCCACCGTCACCAACGCGAGCTTCTACACGCGCTCCGAGGCTGGCGATGCGTATCCCAGCGGCACGGTCGCCGGCAACCACAGCGTCACCATCGGCACGACTGCCTCTGTGCAACTGGTCAACTCGGCGTATCAGTACGCATTTGGACCGACCACGGAATACAAGCTCGTCATCCAAGCCGACCGCGTGCAGGTGCAGGATCAGGCGGTTGATGTTCTGACTGGCTCGGCCAGCAGGTTAATCCGCACAAGCGTGGTGCCCAGCCCGGCGAAGCAGTACAAGCTGCGGATGCGCGCTCGCAATGCCGACTCGATGCCGATCCCTGTCGGCCAGATCGTGACTGCGGTCAAGACAGGCACCACGACTGCGACGGTGACCTTTGACCGGCCGCACGGCCTGACCACGGCCGATGTGATCGTGGCGTATGGCACCCGCGACCAGACCAACTTCGCCAACCTGACCACGGCGACCGCAGTGGCGTCTGTGGTCAACGCCACGCAGATCACGGTGGTGTGGGGCGCTGCGGTCACGGCCACCACCTATGGCGGCTTCGTGGCGCGTGTGCAGGGCGGCAACCTGATGTCGGCGCTTGGTGCTGTTGGCCAGACCGTGCAGTCTGCGGCGCTCTCCACGCTGGCCGATGGCACCCGGCAGTTGCTGCTGGTTGGCTCGGCGTCGTGGGCTGCGCCTGCTGTGACCATCGGCGACACGCTCGACCTCATCGGGTGCCGCGACATCGCCACGGGCGCATCACTGAACATCGACGGCGCATGGAAGATCGCCAGTGCAGCCACCACCAACCTGACGCTGGTGCTGCCATATGCGGGAAGCACGGTGCTGCCGGCTGACTTCACCACCGTGAACTGCGGTGGCGGGCTGGTGCGCCGAACCGAACTGCGGATCAGCTACATCCGAGCATTCGACTTTGCCCGCGAGCGTGTCGAGTGGACGCAGCGCCCGACGACCGATGTTAGCGCGTCGATCCCGGCGGTGATCACCAACACGCCGGCCGTCACCGTCTCGTCTGGCACGATCACCACCGTCAGCACGCTGACCGGCGGCGCTGCGGCCGAGGACGCGGCTACCACTTCCAACCCGTTGATCACTGGCGGTGTGGTTCGGACTGCTGCCAGCCCGACCACGCTGGTCGCAGGCGATGCGGCTCGCGCCACGATGACCAGCGGCGCGGCGATGGTGGTGTATCCGTATGCCGTGCCGGAGACCAGCTGGCAGTATGTTGCTGCTGCTGCTGGCATCTTGAACACCACGACTGCGGTGACGATCCGTGCTGCTGCTGGCGCTGGTCTGCGCAACTACATCACCAGCATCCAGATCATGTCGGAGGCGCTGACCAACGCGACCGAACTGGCAATCCGTGATGGCGCTGGCGGTGCTGCGATTTACCGGACGAAGATTCCGACCGGCGGTCTAGCATCCATGTCGATCACCTTCCCCCAGCCGATCCGCGGCACCGCCAACACGCTGCTGGAGGTTGTCACTCTCACCGCATCGGGTGCCGGTGCGGTGTATTTCAACGCACAGGGCTTTGCGGCCGCCTGAGGACTGACATGAGCGTCGATGATCTCATCGTGATTCTGGAGAACCGGCTGGCGTTCAACGCTCAGCAGCGGTCTGCTGCCGTGCAGCGTGGTGATGTGGAGCAGATCGCCGCGCTCGACGCTGACAGCGCCACCACGCAGGCCACGCTCGACGCGCTGCGGGCATGAGCTACAGCAAGCGCCAGTTCGTCGAGGCCGCGTTCGAGGAGATCGGACTGGCGTCGTATGTGTTCGACCTCCAGCCTGAGCAGATCGACTCTGCCTGCCGGCGGCTGGACACCATGATGGAGCAATGGAACGCAGTCGGCATCCGGCTTGGCTACCCGGCTCCTGGCAGTCCCGAGGCAACCGACCTCAACGCCGAGACTGCGGTGCCTGATGCGGCCAACGAGCCGATCATCACGAACCTCGCCATGCGGATCGCGCCCAGCGTTGGCAAGGCGGTGAGCGCAGAGACGAAGGCCACGGCCAACTACGGCTACAAGACGCTGCTGGCCCGCGCTGCGATGCCGCCCGAGATGCAGTTCCCGAGGACGCTGCCGGCCGGCGCGGGCAACAAGCCGTGGACCTACGATGACCCGTTCGTGCGGGCGCCCATCGACCCGATCTTGACGGGCGATGACGGCGTTCTCGACTTCAACTGAGGCTGACCATGCCGACCATCAATCAACTGTCTGCCGTCGATGAGGTGTTTCCCGGCGATCAGGTGCCGATCTACTCGACGGACAACGGCGATGCTCGGCGTGCGCCGATGTCGGTCATCAAGACCTACATGAACGAGGGCCTGCAGACCGAGAGCAAGATCACGCAATACGCGGCCCCGAGTTCGACCGGATTCTCGGTGCAGATCACCGACGGCAGCGATTCGATCTGGCTGATCCTGACGCCGACTGCGGGCTTTGCTGCTGGCACCATCGTCCTGCCGGCGCTGGCGAACTGTGTGGACAAGCAGGAGCTCCTCCTGAACTGCACGCAGTCTGTGGCAACGCTGACCGTCAACGGCAACGGCGCGACCGTGACTGGCGCACCGACCTCGCTCGCAGCCAATGGCTTCTTCCGGCTGCGGTTCGACGATGTGGCCGATGTCTGGTATCGGGTGGGCTGATGCCTGACGCGAGGCTCAAGGCGGCGGGCGTGACCGGCTACAACAAGCCGAAGCGCACGCCGTCGCACCCGACGAAGAGCCATGTCGTTGTCGCCAAGGAAGGCGATCAGGTCAAGACGATCCGCTTCGGCCAGCAGGGCGTCTCAGGCTCACCGAAGCGCGAGGGCGAGTCGAAAGCCGACAAGGCGCGGCGTGAGGCGTTCAAGGC